TTACAAGCTCTGGCACTGCCGACTTGTACATTACGCCGGGAGATGGACTCTAAGGAGTAGATCATGCTTAAGGCGCTTGGGGGCTTTGCAGTAACAGGTGGTGGCGGCGTAGGCGCTGTTACCTACAAAGGCACATGGGATGCCGATACAAACAATCCCAATTTGGTTACTGGCACTCCAACGCAAGGTGATTACTACGTTGTTAATGTCGCTGGAAACACCGATTTAGACGGAATTACCGACTGGGAGATTGGCGACTGGGCCATTTACAACGGTTCGGTATGGGAAAAGGTCGATAATACCGACTCGGTAAGCTCGGTCAACGGGCAGGTGGGCACGGTTGTGCTAACCGCTGCCAATGTCAATGCTGCGGCAAGCAATGTTTATGTGACCGCAGGCACAGGATTGGGCGGTGGTGGCAATCTAGAAGCCAACGTCAACGTATTTCTTGCCAATACTGCCGTATCGCCTGACGACTACGGTGGTGCAAACACGGTAGCCACGTTTACTGTAGACCAGCAGGGTAGGCTTACCGCCGCCTCTAACGTCACGATTGCCATTACCACGGCTGAAGTCTCTGGCCTTGGCACCATAGCTACGCAAGATGCAGACAACGTAGCCGTTACTGGCGGCGTTATTGAGGTTTCTAATGTCACGGCAGCCAATGTCACGGTAACAAGCAACGTCTTTGCCAACCTTGCTACTGCCGCAACAGCCACCTTCGCCACGGACGAGCTTCCGTTGGTGCCCGAAGGCTACGTTTCCATTGTTATCAACGGTACAACCAAGAAAATCCCTTATTACGGAGTGTGATGTGGATATTCAGTTCCTAATCAATGCTGGTTTTGCTATTGCCGGTGGACTGGCTATGTGGATTCTCAACCGTCTTAGTCGGTCAGTAGAAAAGATCGAGGACAACATTAAAGAAATGCCGCATAGGTATGTGACGGCGGTGCAGTATCAGCGTGATATTGACGAGATTAAAGCGATGCTTGGCAAGATATTTGACCGTTTGGAGAGCAAGGCCGACAAATGAGTGGATACAACATGGATGCCCTGTCTCAAGTCCGTTTTGGCGACCCTGACGGACTTAATGAGTTCCTATTTGAGAATGGTATCCAGCACCAGTCCTTTGCCGAGCGTTTGCAAGACCTCGGTTTTCAGGTGCCACGCTACCCCTTGATTGATGCCGATGTGGAAGATTTAGACGATTGGCTAGCCATTCATCAGATTGAGCATCAATCGTTTGCCACGATTCTTGATTTAGACAACCCGTTCAATCTTCTTGACAGCGATTGGAACCAAGAGGATGACTTTTATGACTGGATTCAGCAGCACTTGCTAATCCATGAGCAGATTGCTCGACGCTTAGGAGCTTAAGATGGCGCTTGCACCGGGTCAACAACAAATCACGTTTGATACGTTTCAAAGAGAAATCAATAAGGCGTATGAACAAAATCTTGGCCGACCTGCCGATATTGCGGGCCTCAATTACTACATGGGAGAAATCGCTAGCGGTAATAAAAATATCAATGAGGTTATAGCCGATTTGGAATATGCAGGTAGTCAACTAGCCGCTAGTGGGCAACAGGAATACATTGATCCGGGTGCTACTTATTATGAGCCTCCCGACGAACAGCAACAAACTTACATAGATACACGCATACAGGCGCAAGAACAAGCGCCTGTTGAGCAAATGAGTTTTGAAGAGTTGATGCAGGCAACAACAGAAAAAAAAGAAATTAAAAACATTAACGATCTTTACGATGTTTTGTTAGATCGACCTATAGATGCAAGTGGCGTAAGAGCGTGGAAAAAATTTGGCTCTACTATTGAGCCTGATGAAATAGTTGACTTTGTTCGTGGCGCTATAAAAAGCGGAGAAATCACATCAGATCGGGCTAGTGAAATTGTTTCTACTTATGCTCCTGAAGCTGCTGATCTTGCTAGCCGTGAATTTAAGCTAACAGAAGAGCTTAGGAATATGTATGGGATTGTGGTTGATACAAGCCCAACAGCCAAATATGGTGGCAGACAGAGCGATTTAACGACAATACATTCAGAAACAGCCAAGAAGCTAGCTGAAAAGGGTGTAGCCAACCTTGCACAGCTTACTGAGGCAACGGATGACCGTGGACGCAGGTTTGTTGTTAACAAAGATACTGGCGAAAGCCTTTTTCAAATTACAAAAGACCGAGACACGGGTGCCGATAAGTGGGGTGGCATCTATGGTGGCGTTAAAGACAGTGCCAACCTTTCGATCTACTTTGACAGCACAGGCAGAGCCGTTCTTTTTCCCGTCCATGAAAAAACCAAAGGACTTGCCCAACAGCTACTAGGGCGTGATCTAGCAGCACTTGTTGAACCTGTTGCCACGGTTGTTGGCGCTTATTACGGTGGCCCTGCTGGTGCCGCCATAGGAAGTTCTTTAGGTCAATTAGCCACCACAGGGAAAATTGAGCCTGAAAAGGTGGCTTTAGCGGCAGCTACAACCTACATAAGTAGCGAGATTGCCAGTGCAGACTATGCAACCAAGGTCGGCAATGCCATGTTACCTACCGAGCTTGCTAACAGTGCAACCGCAAAGATTGTCGGCAATGCAGTGGTTAACTCAGGCGTTAGTGGCCTGATTGCAAGCGTGACAGGTGGTAACGTCGAACAGTCAATGGTAACGGGTGCAATTGTTGGCGGTGCTATTGCAAGCGCCCCTGACATTGCCAATACGCTCATGGGTGGCGAAGCAAACGTCAAAGCTGTTGCCGATGCGACGGGCTTAGGCTTGCGCCAAACACAAGACATTATTGCTAGTTCCATTGCCGATGCGGTGGTGGCTGACGCTCAGAACCGTGATGGTTTTGGTTCTGCCCTCGGTGCTAGCCTTGTAGCCCGTGGAGTGGGTACGGCTGCTGCTAATAAAGCGGTTGAGTTTGTCGGCAACAACTTCACACAAAACCCAGACGCATTGAAGGTCGTGTTTAATGGCACGAAAGGCATTGCTCAGGTGGCTACAGAGGCCGCTGTGAGAGGACAAGACGTTGAGGATGCCGTCAAGTTTGCTGCCCCCGGCATTGTCTTACAAGCAGGTTTAAGTGGTTTGGAGCAACCACAAACGGATGCTGACCGCATTGCCGCTATTCTTGAAGAACAGTTGCAGCAGGGCGGCATACCGGGAGAGGGTGTGCAAGTGGCTGGTGCCGATGGCGTAAGTGGCTTATTCGGTGTGCCGCCAGAGCTAGAAGGCGAAATTAGCGTCACAGAAGACGCTATTGCTAATGCTCAAGATGCGCTTGAGATGATGCCTAATATGTCTGAGGCTGATCGAAGCAACCTCATGCGGTTTATTAACGAAACGCAAAGCTACCTTGATGGCTTGTATCAACAAGTATCTCGCATCAATGTTGGCTATGATATGCGGCAATTTAGTGGTGATGCTGGTGGTAAAGGCTATGCGCTTGTCGGGGGTGGTGGTACTGCCTCAGTAGGAAACGCTGTTGGCTGGAACTTTATTGGCGTTGATTCGGGTGGCAACCAGCAATTTAATGTTGGCGACGAGGTGTTTACCTTATTTGTTATGCCAAACAACCGTCCCGTGCTTGCCTCTACCACCTCTGAGTTAGTTTTTTACCCCGACTTTGTTGAGAATCCCGCTACTGCCGAGACTGAGCTTGTCCTTAATCCCACCAATGTGGAGCAAGTGCAGGTGGATGTGCAAGAGCAACGGCCACCAGAGCCAGTAAAACTAGAGCCGGGGCCAAGAGCAGAGGACGAAGAGGGAGCTACAGGTGCAGAAGGTGCTGCTGGTACCCCCGGCGGTGCTACACCGGGCACTTTACAAGAGGCGCTTGCCCTTGAACTGCGTGTTTTAGAGAATCGCCTGCAAGATGCTGCAAGAGAGCGCCAACAGGCGGCACAAAACCTTGCCAATGCTGTTTCTCAACGTGAAAGACTTAGTTCACAAGGCTTAGAAACGGCTTTAGGCCCGGATTTAACTGAAATGTTGGACGCTGAAATCGCCACTTTGGAGGCTGCCGAGCGCAGTGCAGCCGAAGCAGAATCGGCTATCGGAACCCAAATAAGAGGGATTGGTGCAACGCAACAAGAAGAAGGTGAAGAAGGCGGTAGGACACGTCCGAGTAGCGAGGTCATTGGTGATCTAGTTCGTGGCGGTTTTGGCGATGCATTTCCAAGCCGTGAGGGTGATGGCACGGGTGGCGTAGGTGGTGGCGAAGGATCGGGAGCCGGTACGGAAGGTACGGGGCCGGGAGCCGGTACGGAAGGCACTGGTCTTGGCGCTGGAGAAACGGGCACTGGCCCCGGAGGGGGTGGCGAAGATGGCGCTGGTGGTGGCGAAGAAAGCACTCCATTACGCCCAGTAACTATTTTTGATACACCTACTGATAGACCTGCTGCGCCCTTTGCGAGTAGAGTGACAGGTGAGGCATTAGCGGGTATTCTAGGGGCTAAAGAACCGCTGTTTGGCGGTGATCCAGACGAACAAAGGGCCGTTTGGAACCGCCGTTCATTGCGATTGCGAAGGGCGTTAGGACTATGAGAACTTTAACCGGCATGGGCGGTACTGGAAGCGCCCGAGAACTCGCAGAAATGCTGCGTCAAATGGGCCGTGGCCCAGACACTATGTTGGCTCATATTACACCAGAAGAAGCGCAAATGCTTCTTGAGTCAGGTGGTAGTGGCCGAATCAACCCGATGACAGGTTTGCCAGAGTTTCAACCTGAAGACGATTACCTTGCTCAACTCAGAGCAAGCGAAGCCCCCGGTTACTACGGAACAAGCCAAACAGGATTTAATGAAGCAATAGAGGCTGCCGAGCAAATCCCGTTTGAACAAATGACACCACGTCAGCAATACGATATGCCGCAAGTGCTTGGCGATCAGCTTATGGGTGGGTTTGAGTACACTGGTGGACAAGATTTGCAACGATTTCCAAGGGATTTTGGCCCTCAATATACGCCGGGTGGCGAATTTATGGGCGTAACACGACTTCCAATGGAAACTCCCGCAGAATCATTACGCTTACAAGAGTACGCACAAGGCTTACGCACGCCACAGGAAGTGCAGCCGAGTATTCTTGACCGCCTTACTACAGGCATAGGCGAAGGATTGCAGGCCGCAGAAACCCGCTACCGTGATTTTAGTCAGCAATACCCGATGCTTTCTCGATTGCTTACGACTGGCGCATCAAGCCTGCCAGCTATTCTAGCTGCTAGAAGTGCAAGGCAAGAAGGTAGGGCGGCGGCTGAAGAGTTGCGTCGTCTTGGCCAACCATTGCGTGAGCAGGGTGAGGCATTGCGTCAGCAGGCTCTTACAGGCGGTTTAACGCCTTCTCAAGCCCGTCAGCAAGAGGCACGCAAAGCACAGCTACTTCAGTCAGCTTCTAACCGTCAAGCAACTACTGGCACCCAAGAAGCCATGATTGAGAACACACTGGGTAGAGAGCGTGCTGGTTTAGCTGAAGTTAACCTTAACAATGCAATTAAGCAGCTAAACCTTGCTAACGCTTATGACGAGGCTGCTATCCGTGCCAAGCTACAGTCGGATGCACAGTCTGCACAGATTCTTGCAAGCATTATGGGTGACTTGATAAGAACAGCGGCAGGGCAGCCAAGGGGACGTGGTGGACAGCCACAACCCCAGATGCAGTCCATCATGCCAGAGCAACCCGTAACTCAACGTCCACAGGTGACATAAATGGCTGAGTTAGCAAGCACCCTTAACCGTTCTATCAACCCACTTGATTTGGTGGGTCAGGTTTCAAAGGAATCTAAACCACGTCGTCGTGCTTCTATGGTGCGTGAAGCACAACCTGAGCTATTGCGGCAAGAATCGGAGGCTGCACGCCAAAAGTCTGAAGCAGAACGTGCTGCAAAACGGCTGCAAATTGAAGAAGAAACTAAACTTGAACAAGACTATGCCGCTGGCATGGGCAAAGCAAGACAAGAGTTGCAAGGCGTTATGGAGCAGGTTCCAGAACGTCGGGTAGAAGAATTTGATCCTGATGCTGGCATCGAGTTGGCTGGATTGGTAGCAATCTTGGGCGCTTTTGCTGGCTCTATAAGTGGCCAAGCCGCACTTCAGTCGATGAAGGGCATTACTGAGGGCTATCGTGCAGGCAAACAAGACTTGTATGAGCGATCAGTTAATCAATTTGAAGCAGAGCTTGCAAAATACAAGCAAAAGGTTTCAAACGCTAAAAGCGTATACGAAATGGCTATGAAAGAAGAGGCGGCAAAGCGTGGTGCTGGTATAGCACGGCTCAAGGCTTTTGCCCCCGAGCTTTCTGATAGTGTGGCTGCCGCCCACTTAAAGGCCAACGATATAAAAAGCTATGGAAATGCCTTAAATGAGATGGGAAAGCTCGGCGAACAGATGGAGCTTAAAGCATTTGAGGCCGGGATTAAGCCTAAAACCACAAAGCCGAGGCTTACTACCATTGAAGGTACTGACAGTGAAGGCAACACAATTCCTTTGGTAGTTGACATTAACGCACCCGGTTTTGACCCTGCTAATGTAAGAGTTGGCGCACCGGGAGTGCTTGGTAAGGCGCCTCCTAAAGCAGCGCAAGCCGGTGTGCGTGAGCGTAGTTTTGCTTTGCGTACTTACACGGCTTTGGTGGGCGTAGTTCAAGACTTCAAAAACCTGCTTGATTCACCTCAAACAGCCGCTATGCCTGCACTTGCTGGAGTTATTGCATCTGACCCCAATACAATCACAGGAAGCATTATTGCCGCTGCCTCCCGTGATATGACCACAGAAGATGAGCGTGCGTTCCAACAGCTAACTGAGCAGATTGCTGCATCACTTGCACGAATTGAGGCTCAGGGCTTGGCTAGTGGCACGACGCAAGCAAACATTCGCTCATTTGATGCATTGCGTCCAAAGGCGGGTGACAAGGCTATCAACATGGCGCTCTACCTTGCACGCCTTAAGCAAGAGATTGAGATTGGTTTGCAAGTTTTTGAAACAAACTCAGGCGCCAATGAAAAGCAATTGCAAACGGTTAAAAATCTTCAACAAGAAATTGGTGGGTTACTGCCTTATACGGTTGATGACGTTCTAAAGAAACTTCCCGGTGCGGATGAAACATTAAGTAAACGAACTCAACAATTGTTGCGGCAGCCCGTAGGTAGCATTGTTGACCCTGCGCCGCCAGATCAGACCCAACCAATGCCGTCAGCGCAACCGACTCAACAGCAATTAGTTGAAGGTCAAAAAGGGTTCTCTAAAAGCGGTAAGCCGATTATCGTTAGAAACGGTGAGTGGGAGTACGAATAATGGCAGCAGTTCCATTCGATGACTTGCCAGATGTAGCGCCAAAACAAAGGGCAATTGTTCCCAAAGATGATTTGCCGGTCTTTGATTTTCCGTCAACTGAAGTTCCACGCCCTGCACAGCCACAGCCCGAGCCTGCACCACGTCGTAAGCCGCTTATGGAAAGCGTCAAAGATGTAGGTCGGGAAAGTAGTTTTGGAGCCGCAGCAGGCTTTTTGGCCCCAGAAATTATGACTGCGGCAAGTTTAGTTCCCACCCCCTTATCGCCTTTTTTGTTCGCTGGTGGACAGCTTCTTAGAGGGCAGCGGTTAGCCAGTGCTGGTTATGGTGCCCTTGGCGGTGGTTTAGGAGAAACTTTTGGCCAAATAGCCGAAGCAAAAGGTGCAACGCCAACAGAAGCCGAAGTTACTCGATTCCTTGCTGGCACGTTTGGCCCTGCACCCGTTCAATATCTAGGCAGAGTGGGCGGCACAGTTGTTGGACGTGGCTTATCAGCATTAGGTTTTCCCGGCGCATCTCGCATGGCCACCATTGGTCAGATGATGGAGCGTGAAGCAGGGCAGACTGGTTCTTTGACTGCCGAGCAGCGTGCCTTTATCCAAAGCAAGATTAACGAAATTCGTGGTGGCAAAGACGCTCTTACAGCGCAAAAAGAAGTGGCCGATATGCTTGCTCGTGGCGCTCAAGCCCGAGTGTCGCAAGCCGAAACGCAGGCCGCTGCACTAGAGCGACAGGCTCAAGATTTGATCTCGCAGGCACAAGCTCGTGCGGGACAGTTGGACGTAACCAGCCAACAACGTGTTGCTGCACTGCAAAGCCAGTTTGAAAACGCCGCTATGCGGTTGCAAGAAGATGCGGCAAGCAGGGCGCAGGCTGCTGTTATTGCTGGCCGAGAGCGTGCCAATCAGATCATGCAACAGGTGCAGAACCAATCGCCTCAATTGCAGGCTGTGGCTAGGATTGATGCTGACCAAGCCATTGCTCAAGCACAGGCTCAAGCAGACCAGATTGCCGCCCAAGCCACGCAACGTATTAGCCGGTTGCGTCAGGTGCGTGACCAGTTACGCACAACAGGTCAACAGCGAGTGCAAGCAGCCCAGTTCCAAGTTGGCGAACCCAAGAAGATCAGCAATATCGGCCAAGACATACGGCAGGGCTTTACGGACGTATTGGATCGGTTGCGTGCTACTCGCTCAGAAAATGCCAAGACTTATGCTCAAGAAGCCTTTGGCGAGGCATTTGAAAAAGAGGCGGCAGGTGCAAGCATTAACCAGACTAAGGCAGCGCAAAACGCCGTTCAAGAGCTTAATACCATCCTGAAAAATCCCGTGACGGGTCTTGCTGGCGTACCTGAAGGCACAATACGCAACCAGATCAAATCCATCCGTGATGTATTGCAGGGCACTCGTGCGGGAGAAATGGGCGGTCAAATAGTTGAAGTGCCTTTGCGTACATCGTTTGAGCAACTAGAAATTATTCGCAGAAGTCTGCGTGATCGTGCGGCTGGCTTGCCTGCTGAGGGCTATGACGCCATTGGGCAACAACAGGCTGGCCGTCTTGCCGACTTAGTTGAAAACACTCAGCGTGAGTTTGCTCCTAAGTTTGCAGCCTTCTTAGAAAAGTACAAGGCAGATTCCGAGCCTATCAACCGTTTTGCTAACAATTTGTCCAGACGCATTACAGGACGAGAAGAGGCCGACTTTGCTCAGTTTAAGTTCGACCCTGCTAGCCTTGCCGACAATGTGTTTGCCTCCCAACAGGGTGTAGCGCAGCTTGTTGAAACCATTGGCCAAGACCGTGCTGAAGCAATCGCCCGTAGCTATGTTGCAAATACGCTACGAAATGCTGATGCACCAGCCTATGAACGATTCTTGATGGATCGTAAGACACAGGACTGGATTGATACATTCCCACGGCTGCGTGACGAGCTTATGGCAGGCGCTAGACGTTTAGGCATAGCCGAGCGTGTATCTGGCCGTCGTGGAAAGTTGGCTGAAGCCTTGGGCACTGAGATGCGTGCTGTTCCCCGTACTGCCGAAACCGCTACTCGCCGTGCTGAAGAGGCTGGTGTACGAGAGGCGCAGCGTGCAGAGCGTGCAGGTGAACGTGCCGTATCCGAGTTAACCCGTACTGGTGAGCGCAAAGCAGGTGAAGCCATTAGCGCAGCCGAGCGTGAGTTTGCTGACATTACTGCTGGCACAGAACGACAAATTGGCGCTTCTGCTAAGGCCGTAGAACGGCAGCGCAGGGCACTGGAAGAGCAGGCACGCAAAGCTGGTGAGGCTGAGGTTAAAACCGCTGAAACGGCTGCTGGTGCCCTAACTAAAGAAGCAGAGGCAGCACGCAAAGAAGGACAGCGTGTGGCTGAACTGCTGACTAGAGGCGATCAGTCAGGCGCATCCCGTGTCCGTGACTTAGTGACTACCGAAAAGAACGACGAGCTTGTCGAGGCGGCTAGAGTCATTATGGACAATCCACAAGGCCGTGAACGATTTGCCGAAGCCGTATCGCAAGTAGTGGCTGACATGGTTGCTCAAAGCCCGAAGAGCGCAGCCCAGAAGTGGAAATACATTAGTGACCGCATGATCGAGGCAGGGCTTCTTGACAAGCCTTTTACAGACCGTATTTCCCGCCAATTGCAAGAAATATTGGTTACGCCTATGGCTGCCGCACAAAGGCTGTCAATGGCTCAAAACTTGGTTAGAAACGCATTGGTGTTTGAGGCTGGCCGACTTGGTGGTGCCGCAGCACAAAGCGGCTTAGAACTAATCACAGGAAAATGATATGTCGTTAATAAAAGGATATAGCAAGAAGTCGGTTAGTAGTAATATAAGTAAAGAAATGAGAAGCGGTAAGCCTCAAAAGCAAGCCATTGCCATTGCTTTGAACACGGCACGAAAAGCCGAGGAAAGGAATCGTAGAAGTGGGCGAACAAAAAGAGCGTAACTACGAAGAAATGCGTAACCCTGACCGCAACTTGAGGCAGGGTGCGCCGATGCCAGTGCGCTCCAACAATGGTGGCGAGGTCTTGGCACGCATAAAACGTGATAAACGCTCTGGGAGAAAAATGGAGCGATGAAGAGGGTTAAGGGGCTAAATCCAGAGCTTGAAGAGGCAGTCGGCAAGTTACTCAAAGAGGTCATGGCCGACCCTACTGCAAGCCTGACTGACAAAACAAAAGTCCTAGATCGGGCACTGAAACTTGAGCAGATCAAGCAAAAGATCAGTGACGATGAATGGGGCAAAGGATTTTATAACGATGACGAAGGGGATTGAGGATGGAAGAAGCTATGTTGTTGAAGATCGTCCGTGTGGCGGTGCAGACTATCTCTATGCGGTTGTTGACAATCCTGTCGATGGTCATGTCGTTTGCTCTGGCCGTATGGACGATGTTAGAGCCTACTTACGAGAGAATGGCGATGGCAGCGTTTTTTGCCGTGTGCGTGTATATCCCTTGCATTAGCATTGAAAGGAAAAAAGATGAAGGTAAGCATCAAGAAGACTGAGGTGTACGCCTCTGCTATGAACACGGGCAGCGCCGGTAAGCCCATTCGCCAAGCCTCCATTGCCGATACCTACGGCATGGGCAAGCCTAGTCGTACAAACCCTGTAGGCGGCTTTATGGCCATGCAATGCTTTTCTGGCTCACCTGACCAGAAGAAGTCGCCCACCATGCCGGGTGTAACAGGATTCAAGAAAAAGGGGTACTAAATGGCCAACAATATCCCCTTTCAACCAATGGGGCCGACGGTCAGGATATTTGCTGCCACAGCCAATACGCAAGGCAATGTGGTGGCAATCAATGCTGTTAGCCCTTGCCAACAGTTTTGGGTTATCAATCCTGACAAGAACGATCCTGTCTTTGTAGCCTATGGTGATACTGACCAGATTACGGCAACGATTCCTGATGGTTCTGCGGCTAACGTGGTGGCAATAGCCCCATACGAAGCTAAGGTATTTACTGGCCCACAGGTTAGTAGCACCAAGACGGTTTACGCCCGTTGCATTGCACCTCACAATAACGCTACGGTCTACGTTTGTCCCGGCGAAGGATTGTAACAATAGGCTAGTAACGTAGGGGCTAAGTTTCAATGGGGGTGAATCATAGACCCGATTACGGCATTAGCAACCATCTCAACCATTTGGGGTGGCATCAAGAAGGCTGTCGAAGTAGGCAGGGAGGTTTCCGACGTTTGGAGCCAACTGTCTGCTTGGGCACAAGCCGCTGATGTACTTGAGCAAGTATCCGATAAGCCAAAGAAACCACCGCTTTTTAAGAAGCTAACCTTTGGTGATGACACCAAGCAAGCCTTTGATGCCTACGCCGCCAAGGTAAAGCTGCGTGAAATGGAAGCAGACATTCGGCACCAGTTCCTTTACGGTGGCCTTTGCCATCTTGGTATGGACGGTCTGCGGGAGTTTTACAGCATCCGACGCAAGATTCGTGAGCAACGCATCAAAGCTATTCAAGACCAGCGTATACGCCAACGTGCTTTCTTTGAGGCTTGCTTTGCAGGTGGGCTGATCCTTGCAGGTGCGGCTGCGGTCATTAGTATCCTCTGGGTGACAATTCAACTTATTTCAAACGGAGGCTAGTAGTGTTTATTGCGGTTGCCTTTATCTGCCTTTTGAATGGCGAATGTCGTTTTGTGGTGGACAGGCAGATCACAACCCTAACCGTATGTGAGCTACGAAACTCTGACATATCAAGGTTATTTGAAATTGACGATAACGTAACAGCCTATCGAACAACCTGCATAAAAATACCTGAAGGACAACCTACATGATCGGACTGGACGCAATTCTCAGCATTGGTGAAAAGGTACTTGATAGGGTCATGCCTGACCCCGAGGCCGCTGCCAAGGCAAAACTTGATCTTGCTCGACTTGCCCAAGAGGGTCAGTTAAAGGAGGTAGAACTGTATGCAAAGGACTTGGACTCAGCCAGACAGCGAGAAGCTCAGATCGCAATGTCTGAATATGCACCTTTGCTCAACAAGATTATTACTCCACTACTGGCTCTTTGCGTTACAGGCTTATCGTTTGCCCTATTTGTGGTCATCATATTTGTGGAAGTCACCGCAGAAGCCAAAGATATATTGATCTACATACTTGGCGTTTTGAGTGCCCTAGTGACGCAAGTAGCAAGCTACTATTTCGGCAGCAGTATGGGCAGTAAGGACAAATCTGAAGAACTTAAAAAGGCGCTTAAATGAACCTGACCAAGAACTTTACTTTTGCTGAGATGACCAAAAGCGAGACTGCGCTGCGGTTCAACATGGGCAACTACCCGGGCGATACCGAGCTTGAGAACCTGAAGGTTCTTTGCGAGAAAGTATTGCAACCCGTAAGAGATCATTACGGCAAAGGCGTGAAGGTCAATAGCGGTTACAGGCATCCGCTAGTCAATGCCAAGGTGAATGGCAGCCCCCGATCAGACCATTGCAAGGGCATGGCAGCCGACATAGAAATACCCGGTGTGGCCAATGCTGACCTAGCCGAATACATTAGGGATAACCTTAAGTTCACGCAGTTGATATTGGAGTTTTATACCCCCGGCATACCTGATAGCGGGTGGGTGCATGTGTCTTACAACCCTTACGACCTCAAGATGCAGACCTTGACGGCAATGACGAAGGACGGTAAAACACAGTATGAAGACGGATTGGTGGCGTAATGGCTGACAAGAAGGGTGTCTCTTTGTCTGTTGGACGGGGTGAAAAACAATCCGTCAAGCAGGGTGCTGGCCTAACGGCTAAGGGTCGTGCCAAGTACAACCGAGAGACAGGCAGCAAACTCAAGGCACCTGCCCCCAACCCCAAGACTAAGAAGGACGAAGGCCGTAAGAAGTCGTTTTGTGCCCGTATGCGAGGCGTGGTGGCCAAGGCCAAGGGGCCAGCAACAAGGGCTAGGGCATCGCTAAGGAGGTGGAAATGTCGGTAGATAAAAGCAAGCGAGGACTGTATGCAAACATTCACGCCAAGCGTGAGCGCATCAAGGCAGGCAGCGGTGAAAGAATGAGGGAACCCGGTGCTAAAGGTGCCCCAACAAAAATGGCTTTTGTACGTTCAAAAAGAACGGCAAAGCGCAGCTAGATCATTCCTCCCCCTGAAGTCACAGGGTTGACCCGGCGGTGTTTACCCCACCCGTCGGGTTTTTTTTCGAGATCGACCAACATGCAGTATTCAATGGGCACGATGAAGAACGGCTCTTGGAAGCAAAACTTGTTGTCTTTCATCTCCACGGGGCACTGCGTCACAATCTCCCCCGGCACAAACACCGCCCACTTGCAATCTTTACTCACGGCAAACAGTAGGCTTGGCTGATCGAGTGTAAAGAACTTGCGCTTGCGCTCAGGGATATGCAGGGTATCGAACGGGAAGACTTCGGTGCTCCAGTTATGCCGACGCTCCACCTCGACATAGCCGCAAATCTTGTCTTCTTCGTAGATGACTAGATCAACCTCGTACTGGCCGCCCTCTTCGACGGGGTAGCCCCAAATGCGCTCTAAAAAGCCTTTCACGGCCTCCTTTGCTATGGCGTCGTTCTCGTCGTGCAGGGTTTGGCTAAACTCTTTACGCACTGTTTACATGCTCCACAATCACAGCAGCGGCTAGGGCTGCGTACTCAGGGCTACGGGAGTCGATCTTAAAGACGGGTACGCCATCCTTATCAATAATCATCATGGCTCCGTCTTTGCCGATCTCTGCGGCCCACGGGGTATTTAGCATGTCATGCACCCATTCTTGCTCACTTTGTACTTCGTGCATAAAACGCTCTTCATCACTTTGGTTTTCCATTGCTTACTCCCGGCTCTTCGATTAGTTGACCTTCAAATAGGTAGGTGCCAAAGTGCCCGATCCTACCCCACGGGGCACCCCAGACTTTGCCCTTGAGTTCCCGCCACTTGTGGCAAAAGTGATAATCCTCACTAAGCAGCCTGCCTGTCTTGGGGCAAATGCTCTCAGTGAAGTATTGGCTGATTGGCTTGCCACCCGGCAAATGGCTCATGTCGTTCCTAAAGAACGGCACCTTCTTCTTCATCTTCTCAAAGACCTTGCGCTTAATCAGCATGATGCCCGTGCCACCTGCTGCGATCTCAAAGGGCTGGTTCTGCGGCACCGAGATATGCGCCGTGTTTTCCTTGAGGTTCACGACAAAGCTACCCGTGAACTTGCCAAGGTTCTCTTGCCCTGCCAAGGCTGCCTCACGCACGCTATTCCAGTTGATCTCTTTCTTAGGACAGATACCCACGATAATGTCCTTGTCGGCCAAAATCATGTTGAGAATGTCGATGGCTCTGAACTTCATGTCTGCGTCGATGAAGAGCAAGTGCGTGTTATCGGTCTGCAAGAACTGGTCAGCAAGGTTATTGCGTGCCCTAGTGATAAGCGATTCATTGAACATGAAGGCGCATGTCAGGCGTATGTTTTGCGACGTGAGCATCCCTGACAGCTCAAGCAATGACTGGACATAGACCCCCGTGCATTGGCCGCCGTACATGGGCGTGGCAACCTGCACTCTGATCTCTGGTAACTCGGGTTCTACTTTCTTTTTGCGTGGCATGTCATCCTCTTTAAGTTGGGTGGGGGGTGCCAGAATCGCTGCCCCCCGGCAACGTCCTAATCTGTCCCTTTTGCGGGGACTCCCTGCTCTGGCTCAGGTGGGGTTAATTCATTCCCCATAAGTTTTAATGCATCCTCTAGGTGGAACATGGCCATGCTTTTCTTCCCATCCCCCCTAAAAATTACGACTGGGGTGTGATCTACGTCACACGCCTTGTCAGCTTGTTCCATCCATTCGTACACGGCTATGTTACGTCTGCGCTTGCACTCAATGAGGAAAGGGCCAAGCTCAAGATCGCCGTGGTCGGCTTCTTGGTACTGCTTGAGGTTGCGCTTGATCCTGATGCCCAAAGCATCAAAGACGGCTGCGGCAACCTCTCGCTCGTACTGTGCCCCTCTGTTGCGTGCTAGTTTCGACATTAAAAGGGCACGTCGCCGTCAATGTCGTCAAAGCTCTTGGAAGGCGTTGGCTGCCGATTCTGCTTGTAGTTAGGGTCAGGCTTCCAAGTGTCCTCTTTGATGCTGATTAGCGGCCCTTTGGCGGTACTCTTAATCCAGCCTGCCATCTTAAGTGTGTCGCCTGCCTTGTAGTCTTGGTCAAGCAATAGCTCCCCTTTCCAGTCTGGCCCCTTGCTTCCGTCAGGTTTGTTTTGTGCGAATAGGGCACCTGTGCCCGGTGGTCTTTCATACGCCATGTCCAACTCCTTTCACCAAATGATAACGGGCGAACGACTTACCGCCCTCCTGTACTTCTTCTGTCACGATGTTGTGACCCTTCTTACGCAAATCCTCAATGCGTGCCGCCAGCCTGAACACGCCCATCATTTGAAGCGCCTCCAGCGCAGTCAGAGTGTGGCCCTTTTGCATATAACGTAGGATTAACTCTGACTGACTGAAACGGGTGCCGTTGACTGGCTCGGCTACTTTTTTGCTTCTTCATCTATTGAGCGCCGTGCCCTACCAATTCCAGTGCTAAATACTTGGTAAAGCCCCTCATGGTTACGGGCAAGCTCATGCACGTTCTTGCTGTTGCACTTCTCAAAGTCGCTCATTTTGAGCAGCTTCGTGCCTGCGTCCATCTTTTGATTGGCTGCGATCTTGTCGATCATGGTTAGAAAGGCATCGGCCCACTTGTCCATGTTCTCGTAATAGGCATAAGGTTCGTCACTCCCGGGCACCATCAAAGCAATGCCGGTGGTAGGCTGCTCAACGACTGCTGCAACCGACGGGGCGGCTTCTTCTTGAATTGAAACCACTGGTTCCATTCTGGCCCCGGGGATTGTTTCGGCTTCGGTTTCGTCGAGCATCCCGAGGCCACAGTGTGCGAGGACTGCACGCCTGATCGCTTTCGTGGTGGCTTTAAGGACTGCATTGGCGAGGGCGTCCCCTTTGAGGTGTGCAACTGCCACTGCCCCTTGGTTCTCAGAAAGTCTACCGTCAGCCCCCGTAACTCTGACGCTGACAAGGTATATGTCATCCATCTTTTCTCGGTGCGTGACTTGGGTGCTAAGTTTATGGATAGCACACAACTGCTGAGTACACTGTGCGTTGGCATATAAAATTTCCTTCCCATTGAGTCTGAGCAAATCAAACGGCTTGGCTGCGGGGTCTAGCCCTGCCTGCTGGCACCTGTAGTTGTAATACGCAACTTTCTGCGGTGGCTGTAGCTTGCTCAAATCGCCGTTAATGACGATGCTCTCGATTACTTTCGGGTCTAAGACTTCGCCCTGTTTCATGTTGACTACGTTTGTCATAACTTCCCCTTTCACTTGACTAGGAATCGGCGACTGCCGGGTGTTTCAACAACAAACTGGTGGTAAATGTCAGGCATTGCAGACTTCAATAACTCGGCACTAAACCGCTTAGAGGGCTTGGCCGTCTTCCAAGTGCAAAGCACCGAACCATCAAACGATGTAACCGTGGCTTTTTCCTTCATCCAGCTTTGGACGAACTCTTTAAGCCCGTCTTCGGCCTCTTCAAACTCCTTCATCTTGGCCTTGAGTTGTTGTAGCTGAATACATGCCTGCTCGATGCTGGCGTTGGCCACGATAGAGCTACCGTCATCAACCTTATAAACGTCCTTCACTACGTCGGCCATCGTCTGCGGGTTGAAACTACGGGTCTGGCACTGTGCCCAGAACTCAGCCATTGCTCGGATATGCGCTTCTTGCTCTAGCTCCGTCACGGTCTGCGGGAACCTGCAAAGCTCTTGCCCCCCAAAAAGAACGATAAGCTCGATACGCTCGACTTGATGAACAACAAGCTCATGCATACACTGTGCCCTGTAGCGGTCAGAAACCTGCTCTGTGCCGTTATCGCCATAGTGCTTGCGTTGATGCACCCCCAAGTTTTTGATCTCATAGAGCGTTTTACCGTCTGCACTAATGTAGTCAAAGTGGCTGGCCATCCAGTCATGCTTGGGGTGCCTTAAGGCATAGTCAGCCTGTTTGAACTCAAGCCCCCAACGCCCTGCTGCGGCCCTCATAATCGGCTCTTGCAGTAGCGTGCCCATTTGCACTGCTTCATTGTCGCTAAGGTCTTCTGGCTCTTTTTGGCCCGTCTTGAGCATAAAGACTTCGCCTGCCTTGCCTGCCGCTATCTGCCCTGCGTCAGTGGCCCAAATCGCACTGGCTCTGGTTTCTGGTGAAAAGTCGGACATGATTATTCCTCCCCTATAATGACGGGAATACTGTATTCATTGCTGTTTACAGTGATCTCGATGCACTGCTTGTGTTCGCCCTGTATGCGAATGACACGGTAGCTGTTCATCTTGTCTTCGCTGCGGAACACCTCGCCGATCTCAATGCGAGTGACGTTTCTAAAGTCGAATGATGCTTCTGTCATTTTGGAACCCCTTTCAGATGATTAGGAAAGTACTACGTTTACTAGTTTACAGCAAAATAAAGTTTGTGCAAGTGTGGTCTGTTGCGTTTTAGCCACGGCTCTGCGTCTGCATGATTCTTGGCACTGGCTTCTTGGCTTCTGCCAATGGTTTGAGAGCAAGCGTGGTGGACATAAGACCGGCTAATAAAGTGCATGTAGCCGTCCTTGGCCATGTCATCGCACGCTACATTGTCGCTGTACCAGTTCAAGGGCGGGAACCCCGGCCAGCCATCAATACCTACGCTAGCAAATATGGGCGCAACCCAAGGTACCTGAATAATCAACTGCTCACTGGCCCACTGCATACCGTTCCAATGGTCTTCAGTCAGCCTATTCCTCACGTTCATGTGCAAGCTCGACATGTTGGTTCTAGCACCCAAGAAGCCTACCTTTACATTCTTAGCCTGCAACTGCTTACGGTCTTCAATGAGTAGGTTATAGCTGGTCGGGTCTAGCACAATGTCGTCATTAGCTACGATGACTTCTTGGTGGCCATCAAGAAACGCCTCCTTCATACAGGCGTTGTAAGCCTCCCCGAACGATTTATAGGTGTTAGGTATCCATTTCAGGGGGGCAGGGCTTAGGCGGGGCTTAGAGGGGCTTGAAAGATATATCGGTACTCCATCAGGCAAGTAGAGTGACATGCTTTTGAAGAACAACTCTAAGCCCTTCTTGTTGGTTGTGGAACACACACAGATTGGAGTCATAGGAATAGCTTTCTGCACTTCTTGCAATAGGGTTTGCGGGGTTCCCAGTGGTACTTCTGACAGCAACGCTTGCACAGCCGCCATCTCACTGCTTGTTTGCCCAGATTGTCAGACATGTCTGCTCCAATTCAAATGAAACTGGATTGGTCTTGAGAGCGTCTTGCTTGCCCCTTTCATACATCTTGATTAGTTCCTCGGCCCTCACCGCCTCAATGTCAACTAGCTGCGGGTCAGCAAGGAAACGATTAGCACCAATAACGGTAAGAGCGCCCATGCAAGCGCCAAGCAACCAAGTCGTGAACTTTTCCTCATTCATCTTTTTCCCCCGCCTCAAGCTCTAACCGATGGTCTTTTAGCTTCTGCACAGCTTCTTCAAGCAAGGCTACGCTGTCTTTGGCACGGTTAAGGGCTTGGGCTAGCTCTATTTCTAGCTGCCTGATCTGGTCTAACAGTTCGTACATGAAAGCCTCCACTGACTAGGATTAACGGGTGCCGGGTCATCAAGGTGAGAGCCTAAAATGAAAGGCGATCTTGACCCCGGCTGCGGATGTTTTTTGGTCGTTAAACCTAAGTCACCTTCCGCTGGACTCATTGATAAACTAATACACGTTCTATAGGCTTGTCAACATCTTTTTTCCCCTCTTATATTTATAATATAGGTATACGAAGAATCTAGGTTCTAAGAAGAACTGTAGCTATACGAAGAACGTAGTCGTAAAGCAAACCTATACCTAAATAAAAACATATACGACAGTTTTATACGTCTACCTTAGTTCTACGATGTACCTACATTCTTCTATCTATAGGGGCATGGCCCTTTTGGGCCTTGGGGCCGTTGGGCCAATGGGGTCAAAGGACTAGCACAAAAGGGTTCCGATTAGGGACTATTAGGAAGTTTCTGGTTCCTATTAGGAAGTTTGGGGTGCCGTATCCAACCCGGGCACGGGCGTGCGCACGGGTAAACGTACTGTCCAATCTGCTATGCCGTATCCAATTGACCACAGCAAAACCAAATGACCATAACGCCTAGAAGCCCCCCACAAAGGGGCGCTGGTAGGCTTGCAGTGCTGCAATAGTGTGGAAATGGGTCAGATGATGACGGCCAAGGCCTAGCCAATGGCTAAAGCCTAGCTAAAAGCCCCTTATAAGCCCTTATAAGGCTTTTATATGCTCAGGGTATAGGGTAGCCCTAGCCCATAAGAAAAAAGCCCCTAAAGGGGCTTATAAAGGGTTTAGTGATTAGTCATTAAAACCCGGCTACCGAGCCAAGGGTTAACATAAGCCAAATAGAGCCATAGAAGACTACAGCGCCTAAAATAAACTTAATTGCATTAAGCATGATTAAGCCCCTTGATTGTGATGGTTGGACAATTTGACCCCGGCCAATTGCATAGCCTTAATCCAGTACTTAACCTTACGGCTAGGGTTGTCAGGGCTAAAGTGGATTGACTCACTGCGATATTCCCCGGTCATATAGTCTTGCTCGGGTTCACTGGTAAACCAGACACGGCTAGACCGATTAGCCGGGGATTGTGATGGGTGAATGTATAGCCCTTTGAGAATTAAGACCAATTCTTTAAACGTGTACTTTTCACCAATGGCCGAGAATCCAGCATCCGCAATATCGCCATGCTCGGCGCTTTCATTAGTGACTATTTCAAAGGTTTTATCAATTAAAAGCATGGTAAGCCCCTTATAGGATTGACTAGGAATTGATAAGGTTAACCCTTATCGCATAGCCCCCATAAAGGGGCTATACGCTAAAGGCTAGGCTGCTAAGGTTTCCTCTACTGGCTTTGCTACTGTAAGCCAGTCTAGGGCTTGTTGGGCTTTAGCGGCTGCGGTCAGTATGGCTTTTTTGTCATTCTTGAGAACCTTTAACCAATTCCCGATATAGGCGACATGGTTAGAGTCTAGCCCTTGACCGTTAACCCCGACATGAGCGCATAGCATGGCGGCTCCAAGCTCGGCTATTAGTTCTTCAAAAGCGTATGCTTCATCCCCGAAGCGTTTAGCCTTACTAAAATCCCGGTCTAGCCTATGATGCGCCCCGGTAGCATGTACGCTTTCATGCAAAAGGGTTGCATGGTATGCATCCGCATCATTAAAGGCGGCCATTGGGGGCATTACAATCTCATCCCTGCTAGGCCTATAAAAGGCGCTGTTACCGGCGTGCGTTAAGCCATTCAACTCTAGTTTGTCAACAATGGCCATAACAGCCGGGTTAGCGTCAAAGTCGGGCTTAGGCGGCTCGGGTATAGCGGGAATGACTAGATCGTCGCATTGTTCGACATTGAAAACATAGTAGTGCTTGATAAACGCATAGGCACTGGTTACGGTTTCCCCGGCACTATCCTTTGATTCTTTTTTGTTTACTGACCAGTAAACCACTGGTAAGCCTTTAGACCCGGCCTTTACGGTAGCCCCTAGGCTTTGGGCTTGCTTAAAGGTCAACCAGTAAGGGCTTGTATAAGAACCCTGAGCCATTGAAAGCCAAAAATGGTTGATACCCCGGTAAAGGGTGCCTGATACCGGGTTGTAGGGCATACCATCGCCCGGAGTGCCCCTTAGATTCTTCCAAGGTTTAACCCAAGGGGTAGAGCCCTTTTCAAGCTCGGCGATGATTCGATCTGTAATGATTTGTGCAATATCAAGTGACATAGTAGAACCCCTTTTTAGACTAGGAAAAGAAAAACCATGACTTTTAGCCATGTAAGCCAAGCAACAAGAAAGAAAAGAAAGCCTTGCATGATTAGCCCCTTAACAATAGTAAGGCTTGGAATCGGGGAAAGCCTTGGGCTTGCCAGTGCAAACATAGGCGTGATATTCCCCTTGGCTTGCTACGCTATACATGCTCGGGCCTTGCTCATTCAATCGGTCTAATCTTGATTGAATCCTTGCTCTATAACCTTTAGCCTTGGCCAAAGTCTTAAAGCGCCGGGTAACCTTAAAGCCTAGCTCTTGATCTGCTACCGGGTAGCCATAGGTAAAGTACCAACCGCCTTCTTCTGAACCGCCATAAGCCTGATCTACGTTAAACAATTGAACCGTGTATGACATGGTGAACCCCTTATTAGTTTGATATAGGAATGTATAGGATAGTACGTTTAGGCTGTAGTTCAATCCTTTAGCGATTCTTTTTTTTTATAGGCTTGCTCTAACCTATAGGCTATAGTTAAAATATTCCTATAAGTAAAATCTAGGCCTATAGTCCTACCTATAGGGGTAACCTTAGTTATATAAGCATATAGGCTAAGGTCTAGCATCATGGGGCTATGCTTGTAGATGGGTAACCATCCGCTTCCCTTGCAGCCCTTTTTTAGCCCCGCTATGGCGATGGGGACATGGGGTTATAGCCAAGGGTCAACCAGCCAGTGCAAACCCTTTACGCAAAGCCTGAGCGCCTAGGCTTGCATTGATCTAGTTCGTTATCAATTCGGCGTGCAATGTCGGGAAATCGAATGGGACATGGCTTGCTTGTTTGCGTGCCCCACTACCGTCCCCGCCCCAAAGAAAATCTATGTTTTTGCCATAGCGATAGTTTGCGTTTATAGTTCAACCATCGTGTATGGAGGACTAGATGTATAAGGTAGAAAAGGATGTACCGTTACCGCAGCCCAAGGTGAGGCATAACTACCCGTATGAGCAGATGCAGGTGGGTGAGAGTTTTTGGGTAGAGGGGTTGAGCCTGCAAGCCTTGTGCAACAGTAATAACCGATGGAGTAAGAAGTTAAACCGTCGGTTTATATGCCGCAGGGAGGGTGAGGGAATACGGGTGTGGCGACAGGCGTAGATATACCGAAGCTGGCTCAGGAGTATGCCAAGTTTACGCTCAAAAGGAATTGGCCCCAGATTGAAGAAACCATGCGTCTGTATGCGGGGAAGCCTTCGGATGACCCGTGGTATGGCCTCTATCAAGAGACATTGAAGATATTGAAAAAACAATACAGGAGGCCTGCCTAATGGCGCATCCACAGCAAGCAGAGTTTGTAGCTTATTGCAGACTTCAGTATCCGCAGAACTTTAAGGACTGCAAGGTGCTTGAGGTTGGCAGTTTGAATATCAATGGTTCAATCCGCACGTTTTTTGAAGACTGCCAATACATTGGGGTGGACTTGGGTGAGGGTAAAGATGTTGACCTAGTGGCCCGTGGTGAAGACCTTGACTTTGCAAGCAACAGCTTTGATACCGTAGCGTCTTGCGAGTGTTTTGAACACAACCCAGAATGGGTAAAGACGTTTGAAAACATGCACAGGATGTGCAAGCCCGGTGGGTTGGTGTTTATGTCGTGCGCCACAACGGGAAGGCCTGAGCATGGTACGCCAAGAACAACACCTGCTGACTCGCCTTTTACATCGTTGACTTCCGAGTATTACCGCAACCTAACGGAAGATGACTTTAAGGATGCCTTTAGCTTGTCCACCATGTTTAGCAAACACCATTTCTTTGTGCAGCACCAGACCCACGATCTATACTTCTATGGGATTAAACCGTGAAGTTTGACACCCAGAAGTTCTACAATTTCTGCCGACACCTAAAGATTGAGTCCAAAGAGCAGGGGATGATTACCCTCGGGGAAACCCTACTGGGTACCCAGACCTATGTGATTGACGAGGTGGCCAAAGGCTTAGAAGACAACATCCACTTCTTTATTGTTCTCAAGGGTAGACAGCTTGGTATCACGACGATTAGTCTGGCGATGGACTTGTACTGGCATTTTCTTAATCCCGGTATGCAAGGCACCTTAACCACAGACACCGAGGAAAACCGTGAGCAGTTCCGAAGCACACTCCAAATGTACATGGACGGATTGCCCAAACAGTACCGAATCCCTCTCATGTCTCATAACCGAAATCAAATGGTTCTCAAAAACCGAAGTCGGATGTTCTATCAGGTTGCAGGCACACGATCCAAAGGAACTCTGGGACGTGGTAAAGGAATTACATTCCTACATGGGACAGAGACTTCAAGTTGGGGAGATGAAGAAGGACTAGCCTCCCTGCTAGCCTCCCTCGCTGAAACCAACCCCCTGCGCTACTACATGTTTGAATCCACCGCCCGTGGCTTCAACATGTTTCACGACATGTGGGTCACAGCTAAGAAAGCACGCACCCAACGGGCGATCTTCTGCGGCTGGTGGCGCAACCAACTTTATTCTGCCGACCCTAACGGCGACATTTACCGCACCTATTGGGATGGCAAGCTGTCTGCCGAAGAAAAGGAATGGACTCGGGAGATCAAGAAGATTTACAACTTTGAGATCAACAGCCGCCAAATGGCGTGGTGGCGCTGGAAGCTGCACGAAGGACTCAAAGACGATGGCCTGATGTACCAAGAGTTCCCGCCCACTGAAGACTACGCTTTTGTGATGACGGGCAGCAGCTTCTTTAGTACGGCTCGATGCACCGACTCAATGAAAGAAGCCAAACGCTTAGATGCAAGCTATTACCGCTTCAGCATGGGTGCCAACTTCCAAGACACCGAGCTACTCAAGAGCAATGCCAGACTGTCCACCATGACCATCTGGGAAGAGCCGGTGGCCCAAGGCTACTACGTCATTGGTGCCGACCCTGCCTATGGCAGTAGCGACTGGGCTGACCGTTTCTGTATCCAAGTCTACCGAGCCTATGCCGACGGGCTGGATCAGGTGGCCGAGTTCTGCACGTCCGAACTCAATACCTACCAGTTTGCATGGGTCATTTGCTACCTTGCCGGTGCCTACCGCAATTCCACGCTCAACCTTGAGGTCAACGGCCCCGGGCAAGCCGTGATTAACGAGATGCGTAACTTGAAGCGCCAAGCCACCAGCATGGGCGGTCAAGAAGGCAAAAGCCTGCATGACGTGCTTGGCAACATGCAGCACTATTTATGGCGGCGCAACGATTCCTTTGGCAACGTGTCCAATAGCATTGGATGGGTCACGACACACAGCAGCAAAGAACGGATGCTTAACTACTTCAAAGACTATTTTGAACGCAACATGTGTATGGTCAGAAGCATTGACCTGCTTGACGAGATGAAGGGGATTGTGAGAGATCAGGGAACCATTGCCGCTTATGGGAGGGGAAAAGATGATCGGGTTATTGCTTCAGCGTTGGCCTGTGCAGCCTTTGCAGAACAAGTCCAACCAAGACTCATTGCCGCCAGAGTTACCCGAGAACAGAAGTCCATCGCCGACGAAGCAGAAAGTGCCGAAGTTGCTCAAGTCCAACGACAGGTCGGGAATTACCTTAAGGCGCTTGGTTTTTAGACATGGATACGGTGCTAACCAAAGAAGAGATTATTAGGCGCTGTGATGCTATGCGGAAAAACCGCAGAAAAGGCTTTAGCATGAAGATGTTTGCCGAGTTCGCCTGCATGAACTACCGGCACTTTGAGGCGGTACTGCGTGACCGTAAGGACACCTTTACAGAAACCAGCCAACGCAAGCTATCCCGTGCCCTGCTTGCCCTTGAGAGGGGCGAGGCTGGCCCGAGGATCGACATTCTGGGCAACCGCTTTGTGGGCTACCACCCCAAGGCCAAACCCGTCTACCGGCGCTCCATGAGCCTTGAAAAAACCGGCGACGGATTCAAAATTTCTATCGGTTTGCGAAATAAATACGATTTTTCTAAACCAAGACTTGATGACTGACAAAGAAAGGGGCTAGTATGAGCGTGACGCATGACTATAAATGCCCGGCGCACGGGTTTTTTGAGTCGAAAGAGCCGGTCTGTCCACATGGATGCACCGACGTGTCAATGGTTTTCTTGCAACCACCGGGGACGATGAGTGATCGAACCAAAGGCAGCGATAAAACGGTAAGGCAATTGGCAATGGACTTTAATATGAGCGATGTGAAGTCAGTGCGAGAGGGCGAAGCCCAACCGCCACGCTTTGCCAACAAGAAGCCTGACAACCCGTTTGCGCCACGTTGGGGTAGCCCCGGCGACCTGTCTGGGTTTAACCTCAACCCGGTTGCAGGCGAGAATGTCAGTGGAATCGGGGCGCTTAAACAAGATGCAAAGCTATCAGGGCCGAAAGTCGGCTCCTACATTGCTGACCATCAGAATTTGCAGATCAAAAAATGAGAATCCCTCAAAATCCGCTGGAACGTGAGTTTTTCTACATCGACATTATGCAAAAGTGCATGGTGTCACTGGAAAACCGTAAGACAGGCTACGAAGGACTGCGTTCCTACTACCTGTTTGGTGCTGGCCCTGAAGAAGCACCGGCCCAGTACAACAAAATCTTCCCGCACATCGACCAGTTGTCGGCCTTTATG